AGCGACCTGGCCGGGCTCGCGCAGGTCGACGATCTCGCCGGTGACCGGCAGCACCAGCTGCGGCTCCGCGTCGACCTGCTGGGCGACCTGCTCGAGCTCGTCGGGCGGCCTGCGCTCGAGCTGCTCGCTCATTCGCCGTGCTCCTCGACCGGCTCGTAGGTCTGGTCGAAGATGTCGGGCTTACACGGATAGAGCTCGCCGGCGACGCCGCGGATGATCCAGTCGCCGACCTCCGCGCGATGCCGGCCTTCGAGCGTGTAGATCGTCAGGCCGCCGAGGTAGCGCTCGGCGACGTCGCCGGCCCGGTCACGGGCGAGCCTGACGATCTCTCGGTAGTTCCTGCCGTCGTAGCGGACGGCCTCGATCACGACGGGCTTCTTGCGGTAGCGGCCGCTCAGAACGGGATCGCCTCCTCCTCGACCAGGCGGACGAGCTCGTCGAGCTGGTCGACGTCGAGGTCGGCGCGCGACTCGACGCCGAAACGCTCCTTAGCGAGCCAGCGGCTGTAGCCCTCCCAGGAGTCGTGGCCCTTCGGCAGCAGCGTGCGCGCGTCGGTCTCGGCGCTGTCGATCGCGACCGCGAGCCGCCGGTGCAGCCGGGCCTTGCGCTCCTCGGGCGACTCCCGGTCTGCGGGCGGGTCGGGCGGCGCGGCAGGGCCACCGGCCGCCGCTGCCGCCCCTTCGGTGTCAGCCGGTCCCGCCGGCTCGTCGACGTCCGTCCAGTCGGCATCCTCGACGTCCTCGCCGCCGCCGGCGGCCGGCTGCGCCGGGGCGGGTCCGGGCGCGAGCTCGTCGAGCTCGCCCTCCTCGCCGAGGCCGAGCGTCACCTCGGGCGCGTAGTCGTCGAGCACGAACTTGCACGCGCGAGCCCAGAGCATCCGGGCCGGGTGCGTCTGCCAGGCGGAGTCGTCCTTGACGAGCTTCGCGCGCTTCGCGTCCTCGAGCGTGAACGTGTAGCGGCCGAGCTCGCGGCCGGTCGCGTGCTCGAGCAGGACGGCGGTGCAGCGCTGGTCGTCGCTGTCGGGGGTGCGCTCGACGCGGTAGCCGGCGCGGGCAGCCAATGCGCGCAGGAGCTTCGCGTGCGGGAACAGGCGGCCGCGGACGATCGACAGCTCGGAGGCGGCCAGCGGCGGCAGGCCGAGCTCTTGCGCGTAGAAGAGCCTGAGGGCGGCGGTCATGCCTCTGGACTTCGCGTCGTTTCCGCCGGCCTCGCTCGCGGCGAGCCACGTCCCGATCCGGGCCAGCCGGTCGAGCTCCGGATCACGCGCGCGTTGCGCCGGCAGCTGCGCGTCGCGCACCGCCGGCTTCGTCTCGGACTGCTGGGTCGCCTGCTCGGTCATGCGGCTGTCCTCCTGGAGTCGAAGAGTTCGCGGCCGTCGACCCACGCGTACAACTCACGTCGTGTCGTGAGGGAGGCCACTTCGTTGGCGGGCGCGGTCACGCGGGCGACGGACTGCGGCCCCGACAGCTTGACCCGCTGCTTGCCGCTGCGCTCTCCGGCGGCGAGGCCACGCAGGACGTAAGCGCCGCTGAGCGGATGGAGCCGGCGCTCGGAGTTCGGGCAGGTCGCCGCGTGGGCGAGGCAATAGTCGAAGAGCTCGAGCACGCGGCGCTGACCCGGTTTCAGCGCCATCCCCGGCTGCTTGTGCTCGACGAGGCGCAGCAGCGTTTCAGCACCGATCCACGTCGCCAGGTAGAGGTCGACGTCGCCGCAGGTGAACGTGTGCGGCAGGTGGAGGACGTACTGCCCGAACGCGGACGCCGACTCATAGCCGCGTCGGTGGTCGCGGTGGATCATCTCCTCGTCGCAACTGCGACAGAACGTCCGGCCGCACATCAGGCTGCGATCACCCCTGCTGCGCGCTCGGCGTCATCAGCTACGTCAGCGCCGAGCCAGCGGCGCCCCATCTCGGCGGCGATCCGTCCCCAGGCAGCGGTCCCGGCGAACGGGTCGATGATCCGCTCGCCAGGTTCGGTCAACTGCTCGATCAGGAACGTGACGCCGGCTTCGCCCTGCGCCCACTTGCGTTCCTTGTCAGGGGCCACCGGTCGGAGTACGTCCGTCACGAGCGAACGACCGCGCCGGTAGTCCTTCACGTACCAGAGCGCCGGCTTGAACTCGGCGACGACGAATTTGCCGGGTAGCCGTTGCCCTCGCGTGTGCAGCATCGAGAGCAGCCACCAGTAGCGGAGCCGCTCGCCGAAGATGCGCATGTCGCGATCGAGGCGCGCCTGGCCCGTGTAGACGATCAACGAGCCCCCCGGCAGCAGCACGCGCTCGGCCCACTCAGCGAGCCAGCGGTAGAGCGGCTCGGCCTCGTCGCCGTAGGGCGGGTCGGTCAGGATCAGCGGCACCGACGAGGCGGGCACGTCGGCGAGCACGTCGCGTGCGTCACCCTCGCGCAGCTCGAATCCGTCCTCGAGCTCAGGCGCGCTTCGGGAGATTTCCCGGCGCGACCGCGTCTCAGCCGCGCCCGCCAATTTCTTGGCATCGAGTCGGAGGGTCTCGCGGCTTACGCCGATGGCGCGGGCCGCTTGTTGCTTGGTGAAACCATCGGCTGCCAACTGTTTGGCAGCGCCGTGCCGCTCCTCGATCGAGAGGCGGACGTAGCCGCCCAGCCGCTGCTCGACCCATTCGCGGGTCGTGAGGCCGAGCGCGGCTGGCACGCCGAGCCGCTCGCCGAGCGCGACTTGCCGCCAGCTGCCGGCGACAACCTGGCCGAGCGCTTGGGTGTACTCCTCGGCGTCGGCCGCGTTCATGCGCGTCTCGCTTCGGCTGCGGAGGGGCAGGTCGCGAAGTGCGACAGGTAGAGCGGCTCGCCGTCGGCGCGCGCCTGCTCGAGCGGGCCGCCGCTGAGGACGAGGCAGTTGCCGGCGACGCGGTCCCAGCGGATGTTGCCGTTCGGGTTCGGGTCGCGCTCGAGCGGCATGCTCGTCCTGCGGCCGAGCAGCGGCACGAACACGATCTGCGCCCCGCAGAAGCGGCAGACGCTCACCGGGCCCGCCTCGGCCGCAGCTGCAGCTCGCGCTCCTCGTGCCCCCTGCGCCAGCCGGCCTGGTAGGCCTCGTCGAGCGAGCAGGCTTGGCGGCCGGCGAGCCCGTCGCGGTAGCCCTGCCGGCGTCGGCGGACGCGGAGCACGAGCCGCTTCGCGGCGGCCTTCACCGCTTCGGCTCCTGCTCGACGAGGGCGACGATCCGCCGCCGACGGACGAGCCTGCGGGTGCCGTCGTCGAGCTCGACAACGACGTTTGTGTGGCGGACAGGCCGCTCGCCGTAGAGGCCCCACTCGTTGCGGGGCAGCCAGCCGAGCACGCGCCCCTGCAGGCCGTCGTCGCAGGCGACGCGGTCGCCGACCCGCAGAGCGCGACCGACGCTCACAGCGGCTGGCCTTCGCTGGAGGTGTCCCAGCAGTCGACGCAGAGGTAGGGGCCACGCTGGCGGCGAGCGCGGCAGTAGCGCTGCCGCAGGCAGCCGGCGCAGAAGGTGTGCTTGACGTAGCCGCCCCAGGCGTGCCAGGCGGCGCGCGCCTGCTGCTCGAGCGCACTCACCCGTCCGCCCTCCGGTCGTCGATCTGCCAGAGGTGGAAGCAGTACTCGTGCGCGTTGACGTACTCGCCGCGCGGCGGCAGCAGCAGCGCCATCGTGACGTCGTCCGGGACAAGCGCGTAGCGCACGTCGGCGATCTCGTCCCAGCTCGGGTAGCGGTCAGGGTGCGAGATCGAGAGGTGCCAGAGCTCGAGCTCGGCCGGCGGCAGCCAGATGCCGGCGGGCGCCGCCTTCGCGGGCTCGCGGCCGACGATGATGCCGCAGCCGCTCCTCGAGGTATAGGCGCGGCACGTGCCGGGAAGCCAACTCGTCGGCGCCGGCACCTCGACCGGCTGGAGCTCGCCGGCGCCGCGGCTGATGCGCGTCCGCTGCATCGATGGCCGGCCGGCGAGGCTCACGCGGACTCCTCGACGATCTCGACGCCGAGCGTCTCGAGGAGCGCGACGATCGCGGCGCGCTTGCGCGCGTTCGCCGGCAGCCGATCGGCGGGGAAGCTGACCCGCAGGCCGCGCGACCAGCAGACGAGGATCTCGGCGGCGAGCACGCGCGACCACTCGTGGCCGTCCTGCGAGCCGACGGCGGGCACTAGCGGCACTCCCACTCGCCGCCGCGGCCGTGCGTGATCATCCAGCCGGCGGCGAGCGCGTTCGCGTAGGGGCTCCAGACCGAGAAGCGGCCGAACGGCGTCGACCGCCAGGTCGACGGGAGGAACTGCAGCAGGCCGCTCGCCCGCGAGCTCGCGTTGTAGGCGCGCGGCGAGAAGGTGCCGCCGGTCTCGCAGCGCGCCCTCCGCCAGAGCGTGTCACAGCTGCCGTAGACGACGCAGGCGAGGTTCAGCGCCTCTGCGACTGTCGGACGGTGCTGGAGGGTGCGCGTGAGCTGCCGGGCGCGCCGGCGGGCTGCGAGGTAGCGGCGGTGCTCGAGCGCGAGCTTGCGGTGCAGGGCGGCGAGCGGGAGCTCGTGCTCGGCGAGGGGGGTCGCCGCCGGCGCCGGCGCCCCCGATGGCACCGGCGGCAGCGTGGCGGTCCCGTCGGGTCGCGGGTCGCGGCCGGAGGCGCGCAGGCTGAGCGCGAGCCAGACGACGATCGCGATCACGAGCAGGACGATCCAGGCGGCGGCGCGGCTCAGAAGATCACCCGCCAGGCCGAGACGATCACCGCCGCGAGCAGCGCGACCAGCGCGAGCGTGCCGGCGAGCAGCACGACCGCGATCAGCGCGCTGATGTAGCCGCCGAGCCAGTTCGGCGACGCGCTCACGGTCTGCGCCCGCTCAGGACGAGCCGTTCGAGCTCGGTCAGGTTCCAGGTCGCCTCGACCGCGTAGAAGTCGCCGCCGACGTGCTTCAAGAGCGCCGGGTCGCCGGGCGGCGCCGGCACCGTCGACCAGGTCCAGTCGTCGGCCTCCCACAGCACGAGGCGGTCGCCGAGCCCTCGCGGCGGCCGGTGTCTCGGCGGCACGATCGGCACCATCGCCGTCCACGCGCCCGAGCGGGTCGCGACGGCGTAGGCGCCGGCGGTGAACCCGTCGGGCAGCTCGAGCTGCGCGTCGAGCCGGATGACGCCGGCGCTGTAGTCGTAGCGGCGCCGCAGCGAGTCGGCGTACTCGACGGAGCCGTCGGCCTGGACGCCGCTCGTGTAGCAGAACGCGGCGCGCCAAGTGCAGACCGCGAGCCGCGGGATCGCGTAGTGCTCGCGCCGCTCGTACTTGCCGCCGCGGTTGCGGACGAGGGTGCGGGTGAGGGTGCCGCCAGCGCGGATCGTCGGTGTGAGCGCGATCAGCGCGACCTCGTCGCGGGCGGCGATCCGGTAGGCGCGCGCGATCTCCTCGAGCTCGGCGCGCCGGCCGGGGTCGTGCTCGCGGCGTGCCTCCCGCTGGTACTCGGCGGCGCGCTCGCGGGCGCCGGCACGGGGGATCTCGACGGTGGCGAGGTTCATGATCTGCCTCCTCGGCTTGTGTCTTTGGCGGCTGCGCGCAGGCGGCGGGCGTGCTCGGCGAGGTCGTCGCGGCGGGTGCGCACTTCGGCGGCCGCGGCGGCGACCTGCTGCCAGGCGCGCTCGTCGTCTTCGAACAGCCCCTCGATCCGGGCGGTCTCCTGCAGCCACCGCTCAAGCGCCCTGACCTCGGCTTCGCAGCCGAGCGCGACCGCGACCTCCCAGGCGCCCTCGTCGGCGCGCTCGCGGGCGCTCACCGGTCGGCTCCTTCGGCGGCGGGCGCAGCTGGAACTGCATTCCGGCCGCCTTGCGGCTGACAGGTCCCCGGCTCACCGCCGAAAGGAGAAACGGGAGCAGCAGGAACTAGGCCGTATCCGCCGCCGAAGCGTCCTCGCCCACGCCGGCCGTCAGAAATACCCTGGAAAACCTGGGCTTTCGGTTTCAGGCCTTTGACCGATATGCCTACACCGGATTCCGGATTTGGCTCAACCACGCGGGCTGTCGGCGCAGTTCGGTCTGTGCAGTTGGCTCATTCGTCGACCCAGTCGAGCGGGTTCGGCATGTTCCGCTGGATCTCCGCGATCGCCCTTGCCCGGTCCAGGTGGATGTAGGTGTTCGCGGTTGTGGCGGGGTTGCGGTGGCGCATGAAATGCTGGGTCGCGACGAGGTCGTGGCCGGCCTGGTGGAAGTGGGTGCCGGCGGTGTGCCGCATCTCGTGCATCGGGAAGCGGTCGAGCCCGGCCCGGTCGAGGCACCGCCACCACCAGAGGTCGATCCCGCTCGGCGTGAACGGCCGCAGGCGGTCCTCCCAGATGACGCCGCGCTCCTGCAGCGGCCACGAGCCGCGCATGCCGGTCTTCTGCGGGTAGAGCAGGTACTCGTCGGACTGGCGCTGATCGAGCAGGATGTGCGCCTCGAGCTCGCCGGCGAGCTGCTCCGGGATGTTCTGCTCGGCCACCCGGCCGCCCTTCCCGTGGACGGTCATCCGCCGGTTGTGGAGATCAAAGTGGCCGATCTGCGCCTGCCGCAGCTCGTTCCGCCGCAGCGCGCACCAGTAGAGCGTGAGCAGAGCGGCCCGGTCGCGCCGCGAGTCCTGCCCGGAGATCAGCCGGAGGATCACCGACGCGGCGTGCGCGACCCGGTCGCTGTCGGGAACGCTCACGCGAGGGAGCCGGCGGGCCGGGTTCGCCGGGATCAGGTCGCTTTCGTGCGCCCAGGTGAAGAAGACGCGGACGTTCGAGGTGTTCTGCCGGCGGGTCGCCGGTTTCGCGTCCCGCCAATGCTCGGTCAGGAAGCCGACCAAGTGCTCGGCGCGGACCTCGTCCGGCTCGAGGTGCGCGAGGTCCAACGCGAGCCACGCCAGCGTCTGCTCGCGGTTTTCGATCGTGCGTTCCTGCTGGCTCGCGAACGCGCACTCGTCGAGGTAGCGCCGGACGAGCTGGCCGATCGGCGTCGCCTGGTAGCTCTTGTCCTTCACAGCGGTTTCCCGGAGCCTCGCAGCTTCCGCTAGCAGCCAGCCCAGGTCAAACCGCACCCGGCCGTCGCCGCCGGTCAGGACCGGGTGCGGATCAATCGACATCGGTCGAAACCGATATGTCGCGCAGGCTCAGCGTGCCGACTGCGTTCACTCGCCATCCTCCGCCACTGATCTCTCGCGGAAGAATCGTTCGAGGGCGCGGCGATGCTTGGGCCACGGGAACGTCGTTCCAGCCTCCCAGTTCTGAAGCGTCCGCTCGGAGATCCCCAGCCGATCGGCGGCTTCTCGTTGGCTCAGATGGAGACCGATGCGATGCGCTCGAAGGCGGGGCCCGAGATCGTCGCTGATGTCGATGAGAGCCATTCTAGACGCAGAAAAGTTGCGGCGCAGCTAAAGTGCAGAGAAAGTGCAGCCTACGCGCAGTCATACCGTGACGCAACTACCTGCGGCGACAAACGTCCGCAACTTGCGCAGATTTCTTCTCATGCAGGAGGCCGAGAGAAAAGAGGTCGGCGAGCGCATCAAGCGGGCCCGCCTCGAGCAGGGCCTCACGCAGGACGACCTGGCGGCGATGGCGTCGTTCTCGAAGCGCTCACTCCAAGACTACGAAGCCGGAAAGACTCCGCCGTATAGGGCACTGCCCGAGCTCACGCGACTGCTCAACAAGCGAGCGGAGTGGATCCTGTACGGCGAGCAGGCCATTGGAGCACTCGACGAGCAGCGGCTCCGCGAGATCGTCCGCGAAGAGATCGAGGCCGCGTTCACCCGGCGAAAGGACAATCCGCTCCCACACGCGGCCTCGGCTTAGGCTCGGTCGGCACAAGCGGAAACTCTCTCTGACTTTTTTGGCTCGCTTTGCCGACCGTGGCGCACGGGCGGCGGGCCCCTAGGCTTGCTCTTGCCGGCCGGTGAGCGTCCTTAGCCGGTACGTTCCCGGCCGGCTCTCCGCGAAAGATAATCCATGGATTATCTTTCGCTATACTCCTGCGCACCTCGCGAGTGTTCGGTGGGGGAACCGGCTAGCCGGAGGAAGACAGAGATGAGTACGAGTGACCGCTCGCGCGTGCCGCGAGCGCTGCGGGAGCGGGTGCTCGCGCGGTCCGAGGGCGTCTGCCAGTGCGTCGGTGTCTGCGGGCATCACGAGGCGCGCTGCACGACCGTGATCACGCTCGACGGGTTCCACCTCTCACATCTGCGCTCGCATGCGCACGGAGGGCCGTTGCACGAGACGAATCTCGAGGCATGGTGTTCTGCCTGCAATCTTGCTCTGAGCAGCCGGGACGCGGCCGACCCGCGGCTCCCGCCGCGGGAGTGGCAGCTGCGCGAGTTGAACGCGATCGTCGACGCGATCAGCCGCACGAGCGCGGCGACGCTCTCGGCGGCGCCGGGATCGGGGAAGACGATCTTCGCCGGGCTCGTCTTCGAGGCTCTTCGCGACGCCGGGCTGGTCGAGCGGATGCTCGTTGTCGTTCCCCGCCGCGGCCTCGCCGAGCAGTGGGTCGAGGCTCTGACCGCGTCTCGCCATATCCAGCTCAAGCCGCACGCGGCGCTCGAGCGGCCCGGACAGGACGGCGTGGTTGTCACCTATCAGTCGCTCCCGAACCGTGACCAGCTCGAGGCGCATCTGATCAAGAGCCGCCAGGTGCCGACGCTGCTCGCACTCGACGAGGTGCACCATCTCTCTCGCGACGCCGGAGGCATCCATCGCGCCTGGGGGAACGCGATCGCCGAGCTCGCCGGCGACGTCGAGACGGGCAACCTGAACGTCGCCGCGGTCCTGAACCTCTCCGGCACGCTCTGGCGGTCCAACAAGAGCGAGCGGATCTCGACGGTCCGCTACAGCCCACCCGACGACGACGGCAGGATCACCTCGCTCGTCGACGCCGAGGTGAGCGTGCAGGAGCTCGTCTACCGTGGCGAGCTGCGCTCCGTCGATCTCTACCGGCTCGACGCGGAAGTGCGGATCGCGGATTACGCGGAGCTCGAGTACGTCGAGGGCAATCTGAGCGATCTCGACGAGCGGCCAGCGAAGGCGGCGCAGGCGGCGCTCGGGGCGATCGAGGAATGGCGGGAGGCGTTCGTCGCCTCGGTGCTCGATCGGCTCGAGCAGGCGCACCGCGCGCTCGGCGGCTACCACGTGAAAACGTTGATCGTGGCCGCTCGCCAGGACCACGCTTCGCTCTTCCGTGACGAGGTTGACCGGCAGATGCGGACGCGCGGCCTGCAGCCGTTGGCCGCGCTCGCGGTCAGCCGCGACGAGGACGAGGCGCAACGAGCGCTCGAGAGCTTCCGGGCGCAGAAGCGTGTCGGGGTTCTCTGCACCGTCGACATGGCGGGCGAGGGCTACGACTGTCCCGAGATCGCTGTGCTCGGCTACGCCTCGAACAAGCTGACCTCGCTCTACGTTCGCCAGGTGACCGCCCGGGCGATGCGCGTCACCGAGCGCGAGCGCGAGCTGGCAACGGTTCTGCCGGCAATGGTCGTCCTTCCCGACTCACCCGCGCTCGTGCGCGAGCTCGTTGCCTACATGGCTCCCTTCACGCACGAGGTGCTGCTCGAGGACGAGAGGCCCGATGCTGACGAGACAGGTGATGGCCCCTTCATCGTCGGGCCGCGGATGCAGCGCTTCGTCCTGACCGAGGCGCAGGCGGGCTCGGAACGGATCACCGTTTCCTTCCTCGACGGCACCGTCGAGAATCTTGACGACGAGCTGATCGTGGCGCTCCAGCCGCACCTCGAGCAGGCGAACATCCCCGAGGTCTACCGGCCGCGCGCAACGGGCGCCTACCAGCGAACGATCCGTGAGCTTCTGCGCGACCGGCCGTTTGACTTCGGAGGGCACGAACCCGGGCAGCGAGCGAAACCACAACGCACGGTGACTCTGGAGGGGCAGGCGCGGATGCTGCAGGAGCAATTGCAGAAGAAGGGCGGCTGGTGGGCGATCAACGGCAACACGCCCGTCGACCACTTCAATCACCTCATCAACGATCACGCCGGAATCGTGAACGGGCAGCGCGGCAACGCCAGCATCGAGCAGCTCGAGCGGGCGCTCGCGTTCGCGACCGAGACGATCGACGCCTACCGCAGGACGCAAAGCCGATGAGCAGCAGCCCGTTCCTTGACGTGGCCGGCGAGAGGGTCGTCCGCTTCATGAGCGAGGCGCGCAACCTGACCCGGATCGGAGAGCTCACAGACGAGGTCGTCGCGATTGCCGAGTCGGGCGCATGGCGCCGCTACAAGACCGCGCTCGGCGTCGACGAGTGGCGTGAGCGCGAGCTCGACTACTTCCTGATCGCCTCCGAGATCGGTTGGGATGACGCGGCCCGCGTGATCGCCTACACGCGGAAGAGCAACGAGCTCGTCGGGATGATGGACCCGAACGCTCCGACCAAAGCCAGGCGCACGCTCGAAGAGGCCTCCGCCGCCTGGCATGCACCAGGCCCGGAGACGCTCCTGGAGCGGGCCGTCAGACTCGGCTGGGCGAAACCCGACGGGTCGACACGCCGGCCGCCCGTCTCACCGCGTTCGCTCGCGAAATACGCGCGCGGCGGTCAGGAGCCAGAAGAGCACGCGCGCACGCAACGGGCCCTTCACATCACCGCGAAGCGCCGTCGTGAGCTGGATGCGCTCGCCAAGCGCGTCCGCGTCGAGCTCGCCGACGACCTCGAACGCCGCTACCTGCTCGACCGGCTCCGTGCAACCGACGGTGCCGGGCGGCCACGGACGAGCAGCACACACCTCGATGCCTGGCGCGCTGACGCCGAGCGGCTCAATTGGGAGACGGCTGAGCTCGCGAAGCACTGGGGCGTTACGCCGCAAGCAGCGCGAGCTCGCGTGCGGCGGCTGCGCGAAGGAAAAGCAAAATGATTCCATCATTCGCGCGGCCACTGGCCGGGCGGCAGCTCGTGGACGCGCCGGCGGGCCCGGGTGAGGAGCACGAGCCCGACGGCGACGAGCGCGTAGGCGGCGAGCGTGCCGACCCGGTACCAGTCTGAGACGTCGCGGTCGAGGTCGAGCCAGGCGTTGACGACGACGCTGACGGCGAGGCCGGCGCCGATCACGCCGTAGGCGGTGCGCGCCTGCGGTTCGAAGCGGAGCGTGTAGCTCGCCGAGTAGAAGAGGCTGCCGACGAGGAAGCCGCCGATCGCGAGGTAGGCCCAGGTCACGTGGCCGTCTCGGTCGCCTTCTCGGTGAAGAGCCAGCCGACGACGCCTGTCATGAGCGGCGTCGTGGCGCGCAGGACGCTGTGGCCGTCGGCGACCGCGAGGATGACGCCGACGAGCCAGGCGGCGGCGACGACGAGGACGACGACGAGCTGCACCTCAGCCTTCGTCACGGCTCGGCGACCCGGATTCGGTTCGATTCCGACGAACCGTGGTACGCTCCGATAGGTATCAGTCGGGCATGGAATTCACCCTTGCGAGCCTGACTAGCTCGCGCGAATCGAGCCCCGCTTCGGCGGGGCTCGTCGTTTCTACGACTCCTGGACACGGACGAAGACGGTTCCCTGGTCGTTGCGGTTCCGGGTTCGGCGGCACACTTGTCCGCCGTTGCTCTGGCTTCCGCCCGATCCTTCGGGACTAGTGTTCCCCTCCAGCGTGCTCAACGTGCCGTAGTGGTCGGGCGCCGTCTCTACGATCCCGACGTGGTCGTACTCGCCGTCGCGAGCCCAGTCGAAGCAGACGAGGTCGCCCGGCTTCGGTGAGCTGGTGACGCTGAGCCCGTTGTAGCCGAGGCGGGCGTCCGAGACGATGTAGGGGACGTAGGCGTAGCGGCTGCCTTTCACGAACGAGCGGGTCGGGTGGCCGCCCATCTGGTCGCAGTAGGTGACAAAGACGGCGCACCAGGGGCCGGTCATCGGGTACCAGGGCGTAAACGGCGGGCAGACGTTCGAGTTGGGCGGGTTCTCCTTGACGCCGATGTACGTCTTCGCCTTCGCTAGCCGAGCATGCGCCGAACTCGAGCTCGACGGGGGCGGCGGCTCCTTGCCTTTGAAGCGGTCCCAGGCGGCGTTCACGAGCTCGACCGAGCGGGCGTCCATTGCCATCTCCCCGGCGTGCGGCAGACCCTCGGGCACCCGGATCGACCGGAGCGTGTTGAACGTCTTCTCGCCGATCCAGCCGCTGTCGGGGCTGATCTTCTGCTGGCGTTGGACGCCGGCGACTCCGGTGTCGATCACGTTGCCGGACTTGCCGTGCGCGAAGCCGTTGGAGTAGGCCTGGTCGAACGGCTGCCATTTCCACCGGCCGGCCCGTGAGACGGTCCGCTTGTACGCCTCGACGTCGGGGCCGTCGACGGACGGTTTCTTGCCTTGGGAGGCGGCGTCGGGCGGGTACAGCGGGCGGGGGAAGCCTTTGACGGCGACCATCGGGCCTCCTTTGTAGGCGTGCGTCCACCAGTCGGGGTCGCTCGGCGGCGGCTCCGGCTGCGGCGGCGGAGCCGCCGTTCTCCGAGCGAGCTCGTCCCAGTCGGCGTCGGTCATCGTCTCGGCGTTCCAGACGTTGAACCCCGGCCCGAGCTCCGGGTAGCCGGAGAGGGGGTAGCCGCCGTAGGCGCCGAGGCACGGGCTTGCGACCTGGTAGCCGCGCGCGAGCGCGTCGGCACGCATCTGCACCGGGTCGATGTTCGGCTGGTCTGAGCGGTAGCACTCGGGCAGGCAGGCGAACCCGGCCGCCTGCAGCAGGTCGTCGTCGAGCCCCTCGAAGTTCGTGACGACCGCGGCCTCGAGGCCGCCGAGGTTGAGGATGATCCCTTCCCAGTCGGGCCGGTAGCCCTCGCTCTCGGCGATGTAGAACGCCGGCGCGAGCCGCACGATCTGGCTGGTGCGCCAGGCGTCGGGGTCGGAGTCCCAGACGCCGAACGCGACGCCGGCGCCGTGGCAGGTGTCGGCGAGCTCCTCGAGGTTGTCGATGTTGTCGTCGTACCATTGGCCGGCGACCCAGGCGGCGCCGTAGTCGACGCAGCGGCGCACCAGCTTGTCGGCGGGCAGCTCGCCGTGGACCATGCCCCAGGTCGAGAAGACGCCGGGCCGCTCGAAGACGCTCATGGCTCGGCCGGGGTCAGGAAGGCGGGCGGCGGCGGGATCGTCACCGAGGGCGCGTCGGGCGGTGTCGGCCAGGCGAGCTCGGTCGGGTCGTCGCCCTGGTCGGGCAGGTCGCGCAGCGCCTGCCGGTAGTCGGCCCAGGCTTGCGCGTTCGCGTCGATCTCGCCGTCGACGTCGTCGGGGAGGTCGGGCGGCTTGGTGCCGAGCCAGTCGGTCGCGGAGAGCTGCGCGCCACGGGCGCGCCGCACCTCGTCCCACTGCTGCGCGGCGAGCTCGGCGGCGGCTGCTTCGCTCGCTGCGGCTTGCGCGGTGAGCTCGTCGCGTGTCAGCGGCACGAGCTCGGGCTCGGGCCAGGCGCCGGTCTCGGGGTCGGGCGGTTGCGAGCAGTCGATCACGGCCTTGTTGGGCATGGCTCCCCTTCCTTATGCGGTGATGCCGTAGAGCTGCGCGCGGCAGCCGGCGATGAAGTTGCCGGACGTGCCCGGCTTGAGCGTGACGCGGTTGATCGCGGCAGCACCCGTCCACGAGCCGGCGCCGACGTTCGAGGCCTTGGCCATTGAGCCGCCGGCGCCGGGTTGCCCGACCGCGAAGACCGCGACGTACTTCGACGAGCCGAGCGTGTAGTAGCGGAGCATGTACTCGACGGCCATCATTTCCCCGGCGGGCGTCGCGTTCGCGCCCGGCACTTGGCAGGCGAGCGCCGTCGCGCTCGTCAGCACGCCGGGGCTTCCCGACGTCACCTCAGTCACGATTGCCTGCGCGGTGCGGTAGTTCGAGCCGGTGTCGCCGTTGCACTGGAGCACGGCCGTGTCCTGGTTGGTGGCGCGGTCGGTGCGCAGGTAGGCCTCGATCAGCAGGTGCTTGTAGGTCGCGGGGATCGAGGTCCACTCGATCTGCGCAGCGGCGGCGGCGAGCACGACCTCGGCGCCGATCGGGACGATCAGGCCGAAGGCGCCGGCGCTCTGCCAGCCGACGGTGAGCGGCGCGCCGGCGAGCGTCTGGAGCACGTAGCCGGCTTGCGCGCCGGGCGCGATCGCGGTCGGCGGCAGCGGCATCACGGTGCGCGTGTCGACGGGGGTGAGCGCAGCCTCGGCGTCGGTCGCGAGCTTCTGCAGGTCGACGGGGACGTCGGCGGGGTCGGTCTCGAGCGGGTAGCGCAGGCCGTACTTCGGGGTTGCGGGCATGGCGGTGTCCTCCTCTAGCGGACGGCTCCGATCGCGAGCGCGGTGCCGTCGGCGATCAGGACGTAGCAGGGCTCGCCGGCGACCGGCGCGGCGTAGCTGGTGAGCTTGGCGATGTCGGCGTTGACGCCGTTGACGACGATCCGGACGTGCCTGGAGTCGGGCGCGCTGACGACGGTCGCGACAAGCAGCGAGCAGGGGACGCCGCGCGCCTGCGCGAACTGGCGGCGCAGCAGCTCCGGCAGGTCGCGCGCCGGCAGCGTCGGCGCCGCCCCGATCGGCCGCTCCGGCGTGCTCATGGCCCTGGCGCCGCTCCTCCGTCGGCGCCGTAGCGGCTCACGGTCGAGAGCGTCATCGGGTCGGCCGGGTTGAGCGGGATCTGCATCGAGGCGATCCGGTGCAGCTCGCTCGTGCCCTCCGGGAACACGACCTCGACGATGTCGCCGGCCTCGAGCGCCGGGTTCGGGACGCACGTGATCTTGAGGGTGCGGCCGAGGCCGCCGCGCTTGCGGAAGTAGGCGGCGGCGGCCGCCTGGCAGCCGTAGAAGTCGACGACGCTCTCGAGCTGGTAGGCGACGGCGACCTTCCCGAACGGGCCGCCCCAGCGCATCGGCGAGCCGACGGTGTCGTCGATCCAGAGCGCCTCGAACGGCGCCTGGTCCCAGGCGCCGATGCCGCGCAGGTAGACGCCGTTGACGGCCTCGGCGCGGTCGTAGCCCTCGTCGGTGTCGACGAGGACGCCGGCGTCGCCGGCGTCGATCGTCCAGACCTCGGAGCCGGCGACGGGGTCGCTCGGGACGGGTGCGATCACGACCTCGCCGTTGACGTCGAAGTAGACGTCGACGCCGACGCCGGCGGCGAGCGCCTGCACCGCCGAGATCCTCGAGTCGTGGTAGACGGCGTCGGTCAGGTTCGGGCCGGCGACCGACGAGTCGTGGTACACGCGGCCGCTGGGGAAGCATTCGTCGATCAGCTGCTTGATCGACGCCTGCGCGCTCTTGCCCTTCGCGTCGTAGACGTAGTTGATCAGCGTGTCGGTCACTTGCACCATCGGGTCGGCGAGCTCGAAGCTCGCGGCCGCGGCCAGCGCCGTCCAGGAGACGGCGTCGATGCGGAAGCGACCCAGCGGCGCGGTCTCGGTCGTGCCGTCGGCGTAGCGGACGCCTCGAGCGAGCCGCAGGTAGCTGCCGAACGCGAGCGTGCGCGGGTCGACCGGCAGCATCGCCTCGTCGCCGGGGTCGGCGCTCCACGGCACCTCGACGCGGCCGGTGCGCCGCACTTGCGCCGAGGCGTCGACGTCGATCTCGCCGGCGGTCACGGTCGGGATCGGGATCAGCGTCCCGTCGGGCTGCTCGATCGTGGCGGCGATCGCGACGACGTGCGGCACCCGCAGCATGGCGAGGAACCGTTGCGAGACGGCGTACATCAGACGTCCGCCGGCGGCCACGGCGCGACCGGCGCGGTGCCCGCGCTGTAGTCGTAGAGGACGGAGTCGTAGGTCGGCCGCTGCGCGCGGAGGTCGGCGTAGCTCGCGTAGACGGTGCGCACGACCTGGTAGGTGTTCGGCGGCGCCGGCAGGTACAGGGTCGGGTCGGGCCGGCTGACCTGGACGACGTCGACCTCGAAGCGGCGGTCCTCGTAGAGCGCGATCCTCGAGACGCGCGTCTCGGTGAACCCGGTCACCGACAGGTAGATGTTGCCGACCCCCTGCTCGGGCGGGACGCGCAGCAGCACCGGGACGCCGTTGGAGAGCGCGTTGCGGGCGCGCCCGGCCTCCTCGTCGGTGGCGGTGACGAACACGAGCTTGCCGCCGGGCGTGTAGGCGAGGTCGCTCGTGACGACCGGGGTGCGCCGGTTGAGGACGCGGTGGACGCCGGTGACGGTCGGGTACTCGAGCGGCCCGAACGACTCGACGACGACCTGCTCGGAGTTGAGCGGCCGCGCGATGTCGACGAGCCAGGGGTTGCGGTCGTCGCCGGCCTGCAGCGTGTAGGTGAGCGGCCCGACGGTGCCGAGCGCGGCGCCGCCGGCGTTGAACGCCTGCGCGTAGTAGGCGACCGGCACCTCGAGCGGCGCCTCGAAGTCGCGGATCATGTACGGGGCGGCGTAGGCGGCGCCCGGCGGCGCGGCGCCGCGGACGTAGGCGAGCGCGCCCGACTGCGACCCGACCCGCCAGATCGTCAGCTTCGCGGTCCCGGCCGGCGGGCCGGTCACGGTCAGCCGGACGGCTTTGCGCTCCTCGTCGACGTCGGCGGTCAGCCAGCCGACGGTGACCGGCGGCTGCGCCGTCGGCGTCCAGGCGTCCTGCGGCGCGACGGCGCTCACCGGAGCCCCCTGCCGCCGGCGAGCAGCGCGCGGGCGGTCGCCTGGTCGGATGCCTGCACTTCGCTGCGGACGAGCCCCTTGAGCTCGGTGTCGCCGATGAACACCCTGACGACCGTCGGCGCCGGCTCCGGCGCGGCCTGCCGGGAGATCGCGCTCATGAGCGCATCGTCGAGCCGCATCGCCGGCGTCTTGACCCCGTAGAGGGTGCCGCCCGCAGCCGCGCTCGCCGGCGCCCCGAGCAGGCTCGCCTGCACCATCGGGGCCGGCGCCGGCGCGGCCGCGCTCTTGACGCCGCCACCGCCCGCGGCGGCGACAGCGGCATTGGCGTCCTGGAGGTCGCGCAGCAGCTTCAGCGCCGCCTCGATCTTCTTGCGCAGCGCGTCGGCGAGCGTGTCGACGCTCTTGGTCGCGTTCTGCAGCGCCGTCGTGAACGACGAGCCGAGCAGGTCGCCCATCTCGCCGAAGTCGAGCCCGAAGCGCTGCATGAACGTCTTGGTCTTGGCCTCGGCTTCGGCGCCGGTCAGCTTCCCGGACGAGATCTGCGTCTCGAGCGACTGCAGGCCGGTCTGGAACGCCTGCTCCTGCCGCTGCTTCTGCGCGTCGAGCGCCGTCTGCTCGGCGTCGGCCTGCTTCTGTAACCGGTCGACGGTGATCTGATACTCGTCGTCGGCGAGCTGCTGCTGCGCCTGCTTCTGGTCGTCGGTGAGCCCCTGTGTCTGCGCGGCGAGCTCGGCTTGCGCCGCCTGGTAGTCCTGCGAGGCGGCCTTCGCCTGCTTCGACGCCGGCCCGTACTTGACGACGGCGTCGTTGTAGGCGCGCTGCGCGTCGGCGGCCGCAATCGTCGCGTCGGCGACCTGCTGCATGTAGGCGGCTTGGTCGTCGCCGCCGGCGGCGACGAGGCCGGCCTTCGCCTGCTGGACGGCGGCCTGCTTTTGCGCGGCGTCCTGTTGCGCCTGGAGCTTGTCGAGCAGGGCTTGCGCCGGCGAGACGATCTGCGCCTGCTTCGCCTCGAACGCCTGCGTCAGCAGCAGGCCGAGGTTGCCGGCGGCGCTCTTGAGCGAGCCCTGCACGCCGGCGATCACCTTGTTGCTCATCGTCACGGCCGCTTGCACGGCCTGCGGCGTCTTGTTCGTGATCCCGACGGCGAGGCCGAGCGTGATCTGCTCGCCGTAGGCGATCGTCACCTTCGACGGCGAGAGGATGCCGAAGCCGGAGGTGATCGCGTGCTTCATCTGTGAGCCGAGGTTCTTGACGGCGCCGATCGCGGCCTCGGCCTTGTCGGTGATGCCCTTCGCGAGCCCGGCGACGAGCTGCACGCCGGCGTCGTAGAGCCAGCTCGCGGCGCCCTTGAAGGCGCCGGTGATCGCGCTCTTGACGCTCGCGACGGCACGCTTGACGGCGGCGACGCCGTCCGAGATGCCGCTCGCGATGCCGTGGACGGCGGCCGAGCCGAGCGCCGTCGCAGCGCCGGTCACGGCGCTGATCGCGCCTCGGATCACGCCGCTGATGACGCTGCCCACCTTCGAGGCGCCGGAGCGGAGCCCGTTGACGATCGCTTCGCCGGCGCGCTGCGCCGCCCGAGCGACCGCGGTCGCGGCCGTGTCGATCGGCTTCCAGATTGCCTCGCCGATCGCCTTCGCGATCGTGCCGGCGAGCCCGAGGATGATCCGAAGCTGGTTCACCATCCCGGTGAGGACCGCCTTGACCGCGTCGACGGCGCCCTGCACGACCTGCTTGACGCCGTCCCAGGCCATGCCCCAGTCGCCGGTGAGGATGCCCCGGATGATCTTGACGACGCCGCCGACGACCTCGACGAGCCCCTTGAAGACGCCGATCACGGTCGTGATCCGGTTCACGATCGTGTCGGCCATCGCCTGCCAGACCGGGGTGAGCGCGACGATGATCGCCTTGAGGTCGACGAAGATCGGGCCGAGGCTCTGGAGCGCCGGGATCAGGCTGCCGGTGATCGCGTCGACGACCGGCTGGAAGCGCGGCGCGAGCGCCTCGATCGCCGGGCCCATCTGCTGCTTGAGCGTCGCGATCACGCCGGGCCCTTCGCGGTTGAGCGCGGCCATGCCTTGCCCGAGCCCGGAGAAGAGCTTGCTCGCGATCGGCTCGAGCCCGACGGCGACCTGGTTCTTGAACATCTGCCATTGCTCGGAGAAGTCGTAGGTGTCGGTCGCCGCCTTGTGAATCGTGTCTCGACCCTTCGAGATCGTCCCGACGAGGTCGTCGATCGAGAAGCGGCCTTCGCGGATCGCGGCCGCCATATCGGGGCCGGCTCGAGCCCCGAAGAGCTCGATCGCCTGCGCGTTCGCCTTGCCCGCGTCGCCGGTGTCCTTGATCGACTGCATCGTCTGACGCAGCGCCTCGACGGGGTCCTTGCCGGCCTTCGCCATCTTGCCGAGCGCGATCCGCATCGAGCCCATCACGAGCTCGGTGTTGACGCCTTCCTTCTCGAACTTGCCGAGCATCGCGGCCTCTTGCTCGAACGAGAAGCCGAGCTGCCGCATCGGGCCGCCGAACTTCGTCATCAGGTCGGAGAGCCGGCCGACTGGCACCCCGGTCGCCTCGCTCGCCCGGAAGATCTCGTCGAGCGCCTTCGACATTCCGGCGCCCTTGACGCCGGCGTCGCCGAGCATACGCGTGAGCGAGTTGAGCGCGGTCGGCAGGTCGGTGCCGCTGATCTGCGCGAGCTCGATCATCTGCTGCGAGACCTTCTCGAGCGGCTTGCCGGTGAGCCCGAGCCGCGTCGAGACGCTCGAGACGGCCTTGCCTGCGTCCTCGAACGAGGCCGGCACGGTCTTGCCGACGTTCATCGCCGCCTTCGAGAGCCGGTCGAGGTCCTTGCCGGTCGCGCCGGTCGACTTGCGGATCGTGTCGCTCATATCGTCGAACTGGGCGCCGATCTCGTAGAGCGCCTTGCCCGCGCCGACGCCGGCGGCGATCGCGGCGCCGAAGCCGGTGGCGGCGGCCGCGCCCCAGCCGCCGCCGATCTTCTTGAAGAGGCCGGTGCCTCGGCCGCTGAGCGCGCCGAGTTGCGCCTCCATCGACTTCGGGTCGAGCGCGACGTCGACGAACGCGGTGCCGATCGAGCTCATCTAGCCGGCCTTCCTTGCCGGGCCGAACTGTCGCGCGAAGGCCGAGGCGCCGAGCCGCTGCACCGGCGCCGGCTCCTCGTCATCGGGGCGAGGAACGCGCCACGGCCGACGCGAGCTTGAGTGCACGTTGACGTAGACCTCGAGCAGGCCGGCGACGAGCTCGTCGAGCCGGGTCCAGCGGCGAGCAGCCGCGCGCTCGAGCGCCTCGAAGAGCTCGAGGTCGAGCTCGAGCAGCTCGCCGGGGCCGATGCCGAGCGTCGCCGACAAGCGGGCTACCCTGTCTCGCTCGCTCTCGCCGGCAGCGGAATCGGCTCGTCGCCGGCCTCGTCGGTAGGGTCCGCGGCCGCGAGCTCTTCCTGCACCTTCGCGACCTCGGTCTCATCGGCGGTTATGTCTTCGAGCGTCTCGACCCACTCGGCGAGCGGCTGCTCGAGCTTGAGCGCGCGGTGCACGAGCCAGGCGAGCTCGCGGATCGCGTAGGGCTCGGACGGGCCGAGCTTGTCGAAGGTGTCGGCGAAGGCGATCAGGTCGGCCGGCCGGCCGGCTCTCACGACCTCCTTGTGGCCGTCGTCGTAGACGACGGCGACGTTGACCGGCGGCATCTCACGCCGCCGCCTTCGTCTTGGTCTCGGCCGCCGCCGCCGCCGCGCCCGCTGCCGTGTCGAAGTTCTCGGCGTCGGAGATGATCCTCCACTTCTCGTCGGCGGCGAGCACCGAGAAGGTGAGCGGCAGCCGTGTCGCGTCGGAGCGGACGAGGCTCATCTCGACCGCGTCCGAGATCTGCACGCGCGGGAAGCAGAAGCGGAAGTGCTCGGCGCCGTCGACGGCGTCGACCGTGATCGCGCGCACGTCGGAGGCGCCCGCGTCGGGCGGCTCGTACGTCCACGGCGCCGCCGTGCCGGTGAAGGTGCCGCCCCGGAAGGCGAGCAGGACCGTGTCGCGATCGAACTGGATCAGCTCGAACTCGATCGTGATCGGCTCCTCGGTGATCAGGACGCGCACCGGCGTCGAGACCTGCCAGGCGTTGACCTCTTCCTGGTTGCGGTCGAAGGTGAACTTGACGCCGTCTTCGGAGACGTAGCCGACGTCGATCCACGCCGCCGGCAGCGGCGTCACGAGGTCGGCGGGCAGCGTCGTGCCCTCGGGTGCGACGTAGACGGCGCCGGTGCCGGCGACGACGACGTCCTGAGCGTTCTGTCCTGCCATCAGAGGGGGCCTCCTCCCTCGTTAGGCGGCCGCGAAGAGCGCCGCCGCTGGTTTGACCACCACCTCGAAGTCGCTCACGTACCGCGGGCGTGGGGGCTTCCACGTCTCGTCGGGTACGTAGCGGTGGGTGACGAGCGCGACGACGTCGCAGACGTTGCCGAGCTCGTCGGGCTGCTCGCCTTCGAGCTCGGCGAGCGCCTGCAAGCACGTCTCGGCGAGCTGGTAGGCGAGCGCGATCGGTCCGCCGTAGGCGTCGAGCTGCATCGTCGCGCGCTCGACGACGCGCGGCCGGCCGACGACCGGCGTGCCGCCGATCCGGGTGACGAGCACGAACGGCTCGCCGCCGATCTGCTTCGGGAACACCGTGTAGACGCGGTCGCCGACGATCGCGGCGACCTCCGGCACCGTGCGCAGGTAGGCAGAGACGAGCCGGGCGACGTCGGGCAGCAGAATCACGCGAAGCCCCAACTACAATCGAGCCAGTGCCAAGGTGCCGCACAGAGGGATGTCTGAACGACGAGAAGTACGTTCGCCGCGGCCTCTGCCACGCCTGCTACATGCGCGCATGGCGGCGAGACCATCCGCCGGAGATGCGAGGTGACCGTCCTCGCTGCATGATCGGCGGCTGCGAACGACCGCGCGTGAACCCCGACCATCTGTTCCTCGCGACGCCAGCGGCAAACAGCGCCGACATGGCACGCAAGGGTCGTGCGCGCAACGCGGTCACTTCGGCTCGTACCTGAGCCCCAGCGAACGCACGGCGGTCTCGACCGGCCGGTAGGCCGGATTCCAGCGCGTGCCATACTCGCGGCTCTAAGCCAGTGCCAGAACGGGGAGCCGACGTGCACCCTCACTCCCTGCTCGGCACCGGCTTCCTCCACCGATGGCTTGTAGCTCGCGCGCATCGTGCCGTAGTGCACCGGCACGAAGGCGGGGATCGTCGCGGCGATCGCGTCGGCTGTCGGCCGCATGCCCGGCTTCGCGAGCTCCGCGATCGTCTTCGCCGCGTCGGGCTCGAGCACGAGCACGGTCGGCATCAGGCGGCCGCCTCGCCGTAGTCGGTGCGTCGCGCCATCGCCTCGACGTGCGTGATGCCGGTGAGCGGCGAGCGCGGCGCCGCCGCGTCGCCTTCGAGCTCGAGCAGCTCGCCGCTGTCGGTGAGCCGGATCGCGTCCCAGCCGCGAAGCGGCGCGCCGGCCGGCAGGAAGACGCGGTAGGTCGCGATCTGGACGGCGCCGCCTTCGGCCTCGAGCGAGCTCGCCTGCTGGAGCTCGCAGAGCGTCGTCGCGATAACCGTCTCGGCGGCCGGCTGCGCGCCGTCGTCGGCCGGCGTCTCGGCGTAGGCGCGTTGCACGAGCTCGCACGGCGTCGTCAGAAGGTGGTCGAGGCTCATGCGAGCGCCAGCTCTTCCGAGAGCCGGTCGAGGTCGCGCTGCCACCATTCGGGCGGCCAGCCGCAGCCGGCGATCGGCGAGGTGTCGAGGTCGAAGGCCGTCGAGTGCATCGGCGCCCACGGGTTGAGCTGCCGGCCGAGCGCGCCGTCGAGCGCGCCGAGCACCGAGTCGAGCGTGAGCGGCGTCGCGAGCCGGTAGCTGTAGCCGCCGATCGTCTCGCCGACGACGGCGCCGGCCTTCGTCAGCGCGGCGCCGCCGAACATCGCCGCGAGCTCGAGGCCGACGGCGTGCACCGGCGCCGGAATCGGCGCCTCGATCACGTTCGGCCAGCAGTAGGCCTCGACCGCGATCTGCACGAGCGTCGAGACGCGCTGCGCGTCTTCGGCGCTGAGCCCGAGCAGCTCTTCGAGCTCGTCGGGCTCGACGATCGTGCCCCATTCCGGCGCCGGCGTCGACAAGCTAGCCGCCGCCGCCTTCCGAGCTCGAGCTCGCCGTCTTGCGCTTCGAGCTCGTCTTGCGCTTCGGCTTCGGCTTCGGCTCGGGCCCGGCTGCGGCGTCCCGGGCCCGAGCCGCGAGCAGACGTCGCCGTCTGCTCACGACGTCCACTTCGCGGTCTTGAACGCGTCGACCGAACCGCCGTCGGTGAGCGGCTTGCCGATCGCGACGCCGAGCCGCATGTAGGCGCGCATCGCGATCAGGTCGTCCTGGAAAGCGTTGGCGATGATCGCGCCGGTGTTGTCCTGGAGGATCGCCGAGTCGGAGAGGTCGAAGCGGATGTCCTGCCGGATGCCGATGACGAGGTAGCGCCAGTCGCCGACGATCGCGTCGCCGTCGGTCGGATCCCAGGTCGCGCCGTGCTCGACCGGCAGGCCGTAGAGCTGCTCGGCCGGCGCCGACTCCGGCGTCACCATCAGGTCGCGGTAGACCTTGCGCAAGGCGGCGCCGATCGCCGGGCCCGACGCGATCCCGGACGGCGTCAGCCCGTCGGCCTCGAGCAGGCTCATCGCGCCGTCGATCGCGCCGAGCGCGTCGTCGGCGGCGACCGAGTCGGGCGGCGGCGTGCCGGCGACACCGTCGGGCGGGAACGAGGCAGGCTCGCCGTTTCCGAAGAGCACGGCGTCGTCGATCACCTCGGCCATGCTCGACGAGATAAGCGGCCGCACCTGGTCCCAGACCGGGAAGCCGGCGTCGTCGACGAACGCCGACGGGATCGCGAGCGCGCAGGCGAGCTCTTCCGGCACGATCTGCTCGGCCGTCCACTCGACCTTGGTCGCGGGCTTGCGGCCGCCGAAGCGCGGGTTGACCCAGCCGGCGACGGGCAGCGCCGAGACGACCGGCAGCGATTCGAGGCCTTGCGGCATGCGCAGCGTCGTGCCGAGCGCGAGCGCCGCCGACGTCTTCTCGACGACGTTGAGCAGCTCCGCCGCGACGGCGGACGGGATCAGTGAGTCGTAATCGGTTGCCATAGCGGGACACCTCCTAGAAGGCGAAGCGGTGAACTAGGGAAGCGTCCGGCGCCATGGCCGGATTGAGCGGCGAGCTCGCTAGCCGCGCCCGGCTGCACTAGCGAGTCGTCTGCGCGCGATGTTAGCGCGGTCGGTCGACGTGCGCTATCGGCGGCCTCCTCGAGCCGCCTTACGCAGCCACTCCGACCCGTCCGAGTCGGCGGCGCGCGTACCGCCAGGCTGCGTGCGCGCGCCTTGCGAGCGCACGCCGGTCGTCGGCGTCGCGCCGTTCGTGTCGGCGGCGAGATAGCTCTTCTGCTCGATCAGCGTCGCGACGGCCTTGTCGAGGTCGCGGTCGCGCTCGTCGAGCTCGAGCAGCTTGTCGACGTCGAGGTAGCGGATCGCGTCGTCGGGGTCGCGCAGCTTGCCGGCGGCGGCCGCTCTGATCTGCGCCTCGAGCAGCCGGCGGCCGTGCTCGGCGGCGGCCTCGCGCTTGCCTTCGGCCTTCGCCTCGGCGACGGCGCGCTCTTGATCGCCGAGCGCCGCCGTCTTGAGCTTCTCGAGCTCCGTCTCGGCGTTGCGCAGCCGGCGCCGGTAGTCGCCCGCCTCGGTCTTCAACGCCTCCATCGTCTTGAACGCGAGCGCGGGGTCGGTGCGGATCGCCTCGAGCTCCGCGTCGCCGGGTGTCGGGTCAGCCGGCGGGTCGGCCGGCGGATCGTTCGCTGGGTCGGCCGTGGGGTCGGCCGGCGGGTCGGGACTCGTGCTCATGCTTCCTCCCCTTCGAGGACCGGCGAGACGCTGCACCGGTCGCGGTCGTGGAACGGGACCGAGTCGGCCCCCTTGTAGACGCGGTCGGCGCCGACGAGCTCGCACCACGGGCAGCAGGCCGGGTCGACCTCCTTGCGGTAGCCGCGCACGCGCGCGCCGGTCGAGCTCGTGCCTTCCTCGACACCGACGCGCTGCGCCGCCTGCAAGTCGCCCGACGTGAGCGCGTGCGCGTAGCTCGCCGCCTGCTCGACCGCGGCCGGCATCGCGGCGCCCTCGTCGACGAGAGCTCTTGCTCGGAGCACCGGCGCGACGAGCGAGCGCGAGTCGGGCTGCACGAGCACACCCGACCGCTCGAGCGCGTGCTCGACGTCGACGGCGCGCTTGATCCGATGGCCGGCGAGCGCCGCGATCGCGACGCCGTAGCCGGCGGCCGAGCTCGCCGCCGCATGCTGCCCGCCGGCGACGACCGGGAAGGCACGGCCGACGTAGCCGGCGAGCGCGTCTTCGCCGAGGTCGGGCATCGCGGCGAGCAGCGCGCCGAGGCCGGCGGCAACGCGCTCCTGCATGCCGAGCTGCCGCTTGCGGTTGAGCTCGTCGAGCGTCTTACGCGGTAGCGCCACCAGGCGGGGTCCCTGCCGGCGCCGGTGCGGGCGCGAGCGCCGCCGCTGCCGCCGCCGCGAGCTGCTCGGCCTCGGCCTGCACGCGCATCCGTTGAATCGCCTGCGGCGAGAAGCCCATGAACGTCCAGATAGCCTCGGTCGGCACGCCGACGGCCTGCATCTTCGTCGCAGCGTCTGCGACGACCGCCGGGTTGCGCCGCTCGGGTGTGTGCCAGAGCACCTCGAGCCGCGAGTCGTCGGCGAGCTCGGAATCGCCGGCCGCCTTCGCCGCGATCCTGACGACCGACTGCCACGACTCGCCGAAGCTGAGCTGCCGGTCGAGGCACTTCGTCACGAGCCCGGTTTCGCTCGTGATCAGCGACTCGGCGCTCGGCGGATTGGCAAGATCGGATTGCACGAAGTAGTAGCTCGGCACGCGCGAGATCGCGGCGAGCTCGGCGACCTCGTCGTCGATCGCGCGCAGGTACTGCCCGATGTCGCCGGCCGGGAACGAGCCGAACTTGACGTCCTTGCCGGCCTCGCCTTCTGCAACCCAGAGCCGCCAGGGGCCCGCCTGGAATGGGTTGATCGGCTTGCCGGTGTCGGGGTCGCGCACGACCTCGAGGCCGGTCGCCCACTTCTGCGGAAACGTGATCGAGTAGGCGCCGATCAGTTTCGCGAGCTCGAGCTCTTGAATCCGCTGCATGATCGGCACGAGCTCGTCGAGCTCCGACAGGCCCGGCGAGGCGGCCGTCGGCCGGTTCTCGAACGGGACGACAGGCACGACGCCGAGCTCGTTCGGCACGACGATCGGCAGCTCGTCCCACGGCGCGCGCGACCCGTCAACCAGCGGCGAGCGGCGCGCGTCCCGGTAGACGGCCTGCCAGGAGGCGACGAGCGTCGGCGTGTAGAGCTCGGCAAGCCAGCGGCCGCCGCCGAGCGGCAGACACTTGAGCGCCGAGTCGACGGTGCGCCGGTCGCCGGCGACAGCTAGGTGGGTCACCTCGAGCGCCGTCTCGGGCGCGATCCGGACGGCGTCGCCCGAGCCGCTGACGCTGACGTAGCCGACGCCGGTGATCAGCGACTCGGTGTGCACGTCGCGCTGATCTGCGTCCATGCGCGAGTCGACGAGCCGAGCCCAGGCGCGATCGTCGGCGGCCTCGCCGCTGGTTGAGCGCACGCCCTGGATCGAGAGCCGCTCGGTGATCGTGTCGACGACGAGCCTGGCCCAGGCGCCGCGCGCCATCTGCCGCAGCCGCTCGAACGCCGGCTTGTAGTCGGCGGCCGGCGGCATCGCCGGCGGCGGCTGCTCGCAGCGGTACCAGTCGTAGAAGTCTTCCGCCTGCTCGCGCTGCACGCGAAGCTTCGTCAGCAGCGTGTCGCGAAGACTCGCGAGCGCGTCGAGCTCATCGGTCGTCGTCGCGAGCTCGACGTCTAGGACGCTCACACGCGCGAGTGTAGACCTGGACGACGACGTGCGTGAAGACGGCGGACCGATACCGGATGCCCGATACCGGCCGCCGTCTGCTAGCCGCCGCGTGTAGCTACCCGCGCACGTTCGATCCGGAACGTCGCACGCCGACGGCAGCATTCGCCGAACGAGGCAGACAGAGCGGCGGCGGTCACGCAGGGCAGCGGCCGGCACGGTAGGCGCGGAAGTGATCGCCGGCGATGAGGCCGTACCACTTGCCGCGATAGCGGCCGGTGTAGACGGTGTCGGCGATCTTGCGCTTGCCGAGCGCGACTTGCAGCGTCACGGCGCGCACCTTCTGCCGGCCGAGCAGCGGGAACGTCACGACGTCGTCGTACTCGTCGACGACGCGCACGTCGTCGGGTTGCATGTTGAGCGCGACGTCGGTCGCATGCGAGCGGCGCTGGCATCGCTCCCAGGCGGCGCGACGGAAGGCCGCGCGCTGCCGGGGGTGAAGGATCTGCCATTGCCGGCCGTACTGCCCGAGGATCTGCGCCTGCAGCGCGGCCTGCGCGAGCTTGCCCGGCTCGTCCGGCGAGAACGCCGAGGCGACGCCCGCGAGCGCGAGCGCCGCGAGCGTCGCAGCCGTGAGCGTGGAGAGGCGTTTCGTCATCGTTCCCCCTTCCCGATCAGTAGCCCGACCGGGAAGTCTCCTAGAAGGCGAGCAGGCGTGCCGGCTCGCGGCGGCGAGGCTTGTCGGCGCCGGCCGCGATACAGTCGCCGCGCGCCTCCCACGAGAGCACGCCGGCCATCGCGCCGTCGATCTTCCGAGGCGAGCCGGGCCGGTCCTTCGCGATCGTAAAGAGCTGCCGGTGATCCTCGTCGAAGACCGGCACGGCGCGCTTCCTCGCCTGCGCGACGTGCCTCGAGAAGAGCTCGTCGCCGGAGTGCGAGAGGTCGCCGGCGCCGATCGCGGCCGCGTAGTTGCGCACGGCCCACGCCGTCGGCCGCACCCGGTTTGTGTGCCAGACGAAGACGCGGTCGCCCCAGCGCCCGCGCCAGCGGTTGACGAGCGCGTCGATCCACTGATCGTCGACGTAGGCGCGCCAGACCTCGAACCGCTCGAACGCGTCGACCATCACCTCGTCGGCGAGCTCGAAGTCGTGCTCATAGCCGTCCGGCGCCGCCGGCGGCCGCTCGAGGATCACAAGCGGCCACTGATAGCCCGACTCGACCTCGGTCGCAACCAGCGCGAGCGCGTCCTCGAAGCGAGCGCCGTCGACGCCGACGACGATCACGCCGCGCTCGGCCGGCTCGTGCGCGGCGTCGGCGAGCTCGCGCCAGCGGTCCGAGTCGAAGGCGGCGTCTGCCGCCGCGCGCTTGCGGTTGAGGAAGTACCGCTCGGCCTGCGCCGGGTCCCGCTCCAGAAGCGCGACGACCTCCTCGTCGACGCGGTCGAGGTCGACCCACCACGAGTCGCCGTAGACGCGCTTGAGCATCCGCCGCCGCTCGCGCTTGTTCCGCACGCTGCCGGCGCCGGCGTCGACGTCGTCACGGTAGACGCCGGGCTCGCCGCTCTCGGCCGTCTGCTGCGCGACGCTCTCCTCGGTCGGGTCCCAGGCGTTCGTCGACTCGAGGAAGCGGCCGCCGATGCCGGCGAGGTTCCGCCGCTGCGTGTCGGCGAGCGCGCGGCCGCCGTTGCGCGCCGTCCATGACTCGGTCTGGTCCTGCACGGCGAGCGTGATCCGCTGCCCGAGCCGAGACTGCGCGGAGCTCGTCACCGGCTCGATCCGGCCGCCACCGGGAAGGTTGATCCTCGTCTCGCCCGTGTCGGTGAGGACCGCGGAGAGCGGGCCGAGCTCGATCATCGGCACGAGCGCGCGCCAAACGTTGTCGGTCTGATCCTCCGAGCCGGCTGTCACCTGGACCCACGGCGTCGCCCACGGCCGGCCGACAGGCTCGCCCCGTGCGTCCCAGCCGTCGAAGAGCACCGGCCCCTCAGGGTCGACCTCGGCGCAGACGATCGCTGCGAAAAGCGGCGCCTTGCCCCACTTCTGCGGCCGCACAAGCTGCGAGCCGCGCGAGAAGGTGAACCGGCCGGACGGCTCGAGCCGGTAGTGCCAGAGCAGGAAGCGCAACATCTCGTCGGTGAGCCGGTAGGGCTCGCCGGCGTGATCGCCGTCGGGGATGACGCAGCGCGCCTCGATCAGCTCGGCGACGGCGTAGCCGAGCGTCGGGAAGTGCCCGGGGTAGTCAGGGCCGCGCCACGGCATCGCCGTCAGTCTCGCCGAAGGCCTGCGCCTGCTCTCGGCGCACCTCGTCGATCAGCGTGCGCGCCTCGTCGTGGCGGCCTGCTCGCTCGAGCTCGGCCGCCGCCTTGAACTTCGCGACACGTGCCTCGGCGAGCTGCCGCTCGACGCGTGCCTCGAGCAGCGCCGCCTCGAAGAGCTCGAGCGCCGTGCGGAAGGTCGCGCTCGAGTCGACGCTCACGCGCGCCCGGCCGCCTTCGGGTCGACGGCCCGCAGCCGCCGCACGTTCGAGCTCGAGCTCGCCGTCGGCAGCGGCGCCGGCGCCGCCGAGCTCGGCGCCTCGCCGGCCGCGAGCACCTGCCATTGCAAGAGCTGCCGCGAGCGCGGCGAAAGGCCGAAGCGGTCCTCGAGCTGCTGAATCGCCGAGTGCCCGCTCACCGGCAGCATGCCGCGCGCGAGCTGCTCGACGAGCTCGGCGAGCCGGTGCAGCGCGCCGAGGTCGGCCTCGAGGTAAGCGGCGCTCATCGGCGAGCGCCAGACGCGGCGCCACCACGCGCGCGTCGACGCGCTCCACGCCGGCCGGCGCGCCGGCAACGCAGGCACCGAGCCCTTCCGAGCGCCGGCGTCGAACGTGCGCCACTGAGACTGACCGAGGTTCCGGCGCCGACGAGCGCCAGGCGGCTTCGACGGTGTCGACGCTGGCACTACTCGCCGAGAGTCGCGTTGCCGTGGGCGTACACACCGCGAGCCCT